GGTAGCAAACAACTAGAAAAACTAGTAGTGAAGAATTCAGGGTATTTGTCTTCTCCCCTATTTAACGAGTCTGCACTAGCATTAATCAATTCTTCACATGCGTCATTAGACAGTACCCCTGCCTTAACGAATATCTTTTTAGATAAATCTAAGTTAATTTTAGGTTTAGAAAGATTAGGAATCATCTAGTACTTCTGCCATCAAGTCATCAGTATCGTCAATGACTTCATCAATTTCAATATCGTCTTTGGTATCGCAGTCTGCGACTTCAAACAACTGGTCAAACATAGTATGAGCATTGATAGCCTTTTTACCAGAAAAACCCTGACCAGCTTTCATTTGCATCCAAAACTTGCTGTATTTTTCAATTAGCTCTAGGCTTTTTTGACGATCCTTCAATGAAAAAATCTCATCAACGATGTCCGAGAAGTTAAGATTACCAAGAGGATCCATTACCATCTTCGGCTTGATGCCATTCTCATAGCGGCGATTAGCTTCCTGAACCGCAGTCATATGTTGATACACGTTATGTGCCTGCAATAGGGTGTAACTAAGCGTGTCCCAGCTAGTCTTTGTTTCTTTGCCGTGTTGACCTAAGAAGCCCTGTCCACGATAGCAAAGATCACGTAGCAACATCTTATCAGTTACCGGGCTGTCGGTAAAAACTTTGTGAACACCGTCAGCCAGACAGCCATCACTGAACTTGCGATTATCTGTTGCGTAGTTCTTGTTTTCAGCAGTCTTTTCCATTGAATAAGACCATTTAGTATTATGCTCAAATGTGTTATTGTTATATGCAAGCCCTTTAGCAGCACTAAAGAACGGACTAGCACAGTCAAACGTAATCTGTAGCTTAGGATTATGATGTTTGCGAATCGCCCTCTGAATATCAGTAAAGAGGACAGCATACTCCATAATCGAAGTACCAAGACAGTGAATCAAGTCCTGCTTGCCTTCTTCAAGATAGCCATCGTGAATGATTCCTACAAGACGCTTAAGCATCAAGTGAATGTCAATCTTGTTTTGACCACCGAATGCCCAACCATTAAAAGCTTTATCGCCGTAGACGTTCGTATCGCAATACTTTTTCATTTCTTCGTACCACGCATCTGACTGACCATGATTACGACCCTGTAGAACGTTTAGAAACTTGCAACGACCATCGCGGTTAGCAACAAAGTATTCATTGTTAATATGAGTAGCAGTGATAGCATCTTGGATAGTCTTAATACCGTGTGTTGATTTACCAGTTCCCGGTATGCCCTTCTTAGTCTTTGGATCCTTCTTCTGCGTTTTTGGATCCTCAATATGATAAGTTGTTAGAGACTGTGATGGAATATCAAGACACATGCCATAGTCCATGTATTCATCCATCCAAGTAAGAACTTGTTGACGCTTCTTCATAGCACGAGGACAGTTAGGATCTTTCCAATCTGCTGGCCATTGACATTTAAGAATCTGGAATCCACCAGAGTCACCCAACATAAACGTATTTTGACGATCACGTTTGCGAATGATTGATTCGTTATGGTCATTCTTCGTAATGTCTAAGTTTGCGTGACCAGCAGAATATAGTCCCCACTTGTAAGTGTACAAACCTTCCTTCTCATTGAGAAAATTTAGTTTCTCAACATCACCGTTGAATGCCGCAGGGATTCTTGCTGCATCAAAGTATTGTTCACCTTCACGTTGCTTGCCTAAGCCAGCGATGAAGAAAGACGAGACTGCGGGCAGAAACAATGCCCAATCGGGATTGTGACTGTTTGAAAGGTTAATTTGTTCCAACTTTTACTTCTTCCTTCGTAAGTATTTGAACCATCTTTATCTTATCATCAAGTTCTTTTTTCTGTTTAATAAGGTCAGCGATGGTAGCATTAGATGCTGCTAGCCTATCAAGTTCGGCTTCTTCTGCAATCTTCCGATTAGCCCAATCTAATGCATGTTCAGCATCGGGAGTTAAGCCAACACTAGCATGACCAGTGCTGATTTCGATCCAAATTTGACCATCATAAACTTCAAGTCGCTGCATTTGAACGTTGTATCTAACATCCCCAACATTCATATAACCTGAACTAGAGTTGATATATGTGTGTGCAGGCATTCCGCCCTGCACCATCACATATCTACCTGCTCCGCTAACCGTCCGTAGCATTACTTAGCCTGTGCGGGCAACAAATAACGATAGTTAGCGATACCGCTGTCAACAGTGATTTCAGCAGCGCCTGCGTCACTGAAACGAACAACCTTGTCGCCCGGAAGATCCATGATTGCAAGGAATACCTTAACAGGCCAGTTCCAAGCCTTCGTCAAGTTGCCAGTTACATTAGGCTGAAACACAAAGTTACCTGAGTGAGTAGAAGGGTCACCGAAGTAAATCTTCAAGTCACCGCTGTCAGTCTTAGTCTTGAAGTTAAGTTCTTCGCTATTAGCACTTGCCTGCTTCTTAAGACGCATAACGCCAGCAACAGTAGGTTCAAACTCAACGTCCCAAGCAGCACCCTTGAACGTTACAGACTTTACCTTATCTTCAACAACAACCTTGCTCATCAAACGATAGTCGTTAACGAAGTCACCAGTTGAAGTCTCAAAGTGAATTGCTGTAGGGACACTCTCACCGTCTCTCGTATCACGAGTAACATTGATGATAGCCTTATCATCATAGTCATCAAAGCCGAGAATAGTCTTGAGCTTGCTCAAGTTAGGCATACCAAACGTGCCCTGAAACCCGTCAATAGGAGTCTTAAATGTGCCAGTTACGATAACTGACTTATCTTCTGCATATGCAGCAATCTTAGTTTCGGTATCTGAACCGTCAATTTTAACAAGTTCAACTACACCTAGTCCATAAGTGTGCTGAATCAAATCAAGTAAATAATCTTTCATGTGTTTTCCTTTTAAGTATTTAGGTTTGTTATATACGTATTATAGTGGGATTTAATGCAAAAGTCAATGAAGTTGTTAACCGAAATCAAATAAATCACCGACAGTGCTGTTCGTATTAGTGTCTTGTCTAATTTTCCAATTAAGAACGCCTAACAGATTGTCAATCTTCTCATCAACTAACTTGCGTTCCATATCAAGGTCATCAAAGGGAAGATCCAGGAACCATTGAGGAAGTCTAAGCTCGTCCGTTGGATATGCGATTGAAGTAAACCCAAGTGGATTGTCCTTCAGTGAACAAACAACGACCTTCATGCCGTCAACTATCTTTTGGCTATACTGGTCACCATTCATCTTGCGTAAATAGTTGTAGTTAATAGCTGCTCTAGCATGACCAACTCCGCACTTACCAGTCTTTTCAAACTTGATAGTGTGATTAGTCAGGTTGTTAACAGACTTCGGAGAACCCTTAGTCCAACTATTTTGTTCTCCTAACCAAATCTTGAATTCTCTAATCTTAGTGATAACCTCATCACGTGGCGCACCACCTAGTACCATCATGAGAACTTCCATGAGGAACTCTTGAACATACTTGGGAGTATCTGCTCTCTTAAGGTCAAGACCCATAGCCTTAATCTTTCCAGCTTTACCATCCTTATCTTGGCGTTTACCTTCTAAGTCAAAGATGTTAATAGCATAACGCTTCTTTGTGATAAAGAGAGTGCGATCACCGATAAGTTCACGACCAGCTTTAATCACTTCGCCATTCTTACGAGGACAGTGAAATGCCTTTTCCATAAACGCGGGGAAGCTAACGTTAGTTAACTCTGCAATTTGATCATACAAATCAATGCAAGCATCCTTTGTCCATTCAAGTTCACCGGATTCGATTCGGTCCTTAAGAATAGGATATGCGCTGAAATAACAAGAGTCAGTGTCGCCATACACAATCGCATCACCGTCGTGTTGATACGTTTCTGTAATCGTTTCGTTAATTTGGCTCATCATGTGTTTAACAATCTGGCGACCGGATAGCGTAACTGACTGACCGATTCGTTTGTCATAGAAACGACAGTGTTCGTTCAACAGTGCTCCGTATGCTGAGTTAAGCAAAATCTTACGAACTAGCTGACGCTTATCGTAATACTCAAACTTTTCAGTGCCATATGCTTCTCTAGCTAGCTTTTGAGTTTCTTTACGCTCTGAATACCAGCGTGATAATAGTCCTGGAATGATGCCTTCTTTCTCATACGTAAAGATTGTACCATTAGCACTAATCATCCAAGGGCGATGACTGTCAAAGATAAGCTTCCAAATCTCTGCTGCGCTCATTTCAACACTACGACCATCTTCATAATCAATAGTGAGCGTTGTTCCTCGTTCTTGATTCATAATAGCAGCATATTCTAATGAACCAAACATATTTTCCCAAAGAACTGCACCAGTTACTGCATCAGCATCGTCACCGTTCTTCTTCTTGCGTTTGTCTTTAGCTAGAGACATGCTCTTGTCGTGCATATATTTGTCAGTTATTGTTTGTCGAACTTGACCCACGATTGTTTCCGGAGCCATGTTCAATGCACGAATAGCAGACGGATACAGTGAGTTAATGTCAACTGCGCCTACCCATTCATGGATGCCCTTCTTTGGAGTAGCAACATATGCACCGGCAGCTTGTTGTTCTTCTCCATAGATATCCTTGCGCTTTTTGTCAGGGACAATCATGTCACGGCGATGTGCTTCATTATAGATAGCCATTTCAATCATTGCCACAGAACCCATAACGACCGGCAGCAAGACTGTATTTTCATGCGCTAGTGCGTTTGCAAGGTCAAGAAACTTGAGTTTGTCATGGATTTTAAACACAAGCATCGTATCTTGTCGGTTATATTCTACAAAAGTTTTGAAATCTTTGTTATATAACTGATCCAAACTACCTTCGTATTGAGTTTTTCGCTCACCCAATTCATATTCACCGATTGCGTCTAGCGAATAACTGTGGCGCGATTCGTAGTTATACTTCTTGTATAATTGAAGATAATCCAGATGAATACGACCGATTAAATCGAAAGTCTGTTCTTCTTTACCAAAACGTTCATAAGTACGTGGCTTAGGCATTTGTCCGAGCAAACAGAATTTGCGTGTATCATCTTTGCTCATAATACGAGTAACACGATTCACACAATAGGGAATATCGTACCCTTCTGAGTTCCAGCCAGTCAATACGTCTGCGTCTTCGATTAAGTCAAAGAATGTCTCAAACATTTCAATTTCTGACCTAAACAAAAAACAATTTTCAAAATCTTTGGTTAGTTCTTGCGCGGTCTCATCACTCATATGCTTCGGGGGAATGACAAGAGTAACGAGTTGATCCAGCCAATCAAGATATACTGAAATAGCGGTCACTGGATTGAATGGATCATCAGTCGGACTAAAACCCTTTTCAGGATCAAAGTCCGTCTCAATATCGAAGAATGCTGTGTGAAGTTTTGGTGGTTCGGCATTCAAATAGTTGTCAGATAAACACCTAAAAACTACGTTGATATCACTTTCGAAAAGAGTCTTGCCTCTATGCATTCTCTTTTCTTTTTCAAATTCTGCCTTCTTGCGAGTAGAAAATCTACTTACTCTATCGCCGTAGATAGATTGATATTTACCCCTAGGGTCCTCATAATAGAAAACATAGTTTGTAGGTAGTTCTTTATAAGCTCGTGTACCCTCAGGTGTACGCTCTACTACGTAGATTTTATCTGCTTTTGAATCTAGAACGGCATCAACGTATGACATTAGCTAGTCTTACCGACAGTCTCCAAAATAGTATTAAGTTCTTCGTTTGCTTCGTTTTCTTCGGTAAGACGCTGCTTGTGTGCAATCTTGATTGCCTTCTTGAGAACAGATGGCTTAACTTCAAGTTCTTCTGCAATCGCTTTAACAGTGTCGTTAAGACCTTCGTTAAGAGTATCAACTTCCTGCAAAACACTGATGCCTTCGTTGATGAGTTGGGTTAGTTTAACTTTTGCTTCTGTATTGAATGTGCGTGACATACGTTTCTCCTTATAGTCTATGTACTATATAGTAAATGCGGGGAAAGGTCAAACTATTTGGCTATTATTTCCAACCAAAATATTTAGCTGATTCGACCACTTTGTCGTGTAATCCGCTATATTGTATTTCTAGGAATCGGTTCCTATTGTGGTCCAGTATATCTTTATCATTGATATAATGTTGGTGCAACGTTTCTAAATCCATTTGACAAACCTTCTTAACCGATTCAGAATAAAGAATTAGTCGCTTATTAAAGTCTGTAACTTCATCATACGAGTAGTCTATCCACTCTGGAAACCTAAAACCATACCAATTCTTTAGTCCTTCTATAAAGTTAGGAGCAGAGAACGGTAATATGAAATTACCCTTGACTAAAGGATCATATGTTTTTTCAGTAGCACAAAATGTGTTCCCCGAACCACCTGCATCTGTTACGGATTCTATATATGCGCTTACATATGAACTATTGTAGTAAAAGTCTGCGGCTGGATACCATGTACCTCCAGAATGCAATACGTCAATTGTACCTTCTTCATATTGATTAGGGTAAAAGAAATTGTTTACATTCGGATCACTTAAGTATATATCTTGTTCATCGGCAAGCACTTTTGCTAGCTGTGTTCTTGCGATTATTCTTTTACCAATTGGCCGGTTCTTTGGCCAAGCTAATCTATTCAAACATAGAATTTTTTTACTGTCCTTAGATAAACACTTATCTATAGGACCAACAGTATAATATTCTCGTTTAGCATTGTAAGTCCATAGTTTTGTATTTGGATAAAAATCTTCTTCCATACCAAACATGTAATACTTTTCCCTATTGAACAGCATATCATAACATATGTATTTTGGATCCAAAGTATCATGTTTATTATTATGGATTATTAAAGTTCTACACTTTAGGTTTCTTATCTTATCCCAAACTGAACTGCGAAACCATTCATCAGTCATGTGATTGTCATTGTGAAATACATTCATCACCATAAGAATCTGATCTTCACGAACAGTGTTATCTAGTAAGTTTATAAATTCTTCATTGTTAGTGTAAGCTATGCATGGTATAACCTCAGCTTCTTCAAGATTGTATACTAGTTCCCATTTGTCCTTTTCTATCCTTGCAAATAGGTCGTGGGATCCAAAATTTGGTGTCGTGCAAAAAATAGTGCTATTAGAATCAGCGTATAATTTTAAACGAGTCATTGAAAGATGTGGTTGTTTTTTTCACCGTAAATCTTTATGTATTTTCCAGCTAGCATATCTGCCATTGCTTCGATGGGTGACCCAGGATAACTATCGCCGGGCTTTATCATACCAATTTCTTCTTGACGTACATGGACTAACTCATGGAACACTGTACGCAGAATATCAACTAGATTACGATTCTTAGCGTATACCCAAATATTGCCACTGCCCGGAACATGTCCACCGGTGTGATGATTTCCCTGTGCTTCCTCGGTATCCATTGAAAGTTCTATGTTCGGTACCTCGCTTAGATTTAACTGCTTAGCCG